TCGGCGCAGACTTTCTCGATACCCTAAAGAGTGTCGAGGTTGCTGAGTCTGACCCTTTGGCCTAATCGGACGGGATAGCATCCACTATCTCATAGCTCGCTTGAGCATTGAGACGGCTATCCCTCCACAATCTTTAATCGATTTAGACCCTACGATGCTTCAGATGATTCTGAAGGCGTTGAAGGATAGAGCAAAGGAGCAGAGCGATGCCTACAGAGCTAAAAGGCGCTAGCGAACTCCGTCGAGCGATGAAGAGGTTCTCACCTGATCTCGATAAAGAGACTCGTGATGAGATGGTTGAATTTTTAAAGCCATTGGTTAAAAAGGCTCGTGGCTTCATGCCCTCTAATGCTGACATGCCCTCAGGCTTTGTTGGAACGGCCGAGTCTGGTCAGTTCCCTAAGTATGACGCTGGAATAGCACGTCGAGGCCTAGGTTATAAACTTACACCGACAAAGCCTAATCGTCAGGGTTGGGTGCAGACTGTATCGATCCATAATAAGACCGCTGGTGGAGTTATCTATGAGTGGGCTGGTCGTAAGTCGAATAGCAAGTTCGTGTCTAATCTGCCTGGTCAATTAGCAGGATCGGGCAAGATGGCAGGTCGCGCAATGTTTAAGGCATACAAAGAAGATGAAGGCAGAGCCAAGGTTGGCGTTATTAAGGCGCTTGAAAAGGCTGCCGCTAAGTTTAATGGGAGAGTAAGTTAATGGCTGAGTTACGCATCCCGATTATCGGTGAGTTCAAGGGTAAGAAAGCCTTCGACGATGCCGAAAGATCAACAGGTAAACTAGACGATAGCGTCAAGAAACTAGGCAAGGCACTCTTGGCCGCATTCAGCGTTCAGAAGATCACTCAGTTTAGCAAGGCAGCTGTTAAGGCGTTCGTAGAAGATGAAGCCGCCGCAAGCCGTCTAGCGCAGTCAGTAAAGAATCTAGGCCTAGCCTTTGAGACTCAAAATATTGAGACTTTTATCGATCAGTTATCTCGTGCCTCAGGTATTACCGACGATCAGCTTCGCCCAGCTATGCAACGTCTATTACAGACCACGGGATCTCTGGCTAAGTCCACGGAACTATTAAACCTTGCTCTAGAAGTCAGTCGCGGTTCTGGCGTCGATTACGAAACAGTAGTTAACGATCTTTCAATGGCCTACGTCGGGCAGACTAGAGGTCTCCGTAAGTACTCACTAGGACTTACTCAGGCAGAACTTAAGACGGCTTCGTTCGCCGAAGTTCAGGAGAAACTTAACAAAACTTTTACAGGCGCTAATGCGGCATACCTTGATACTTATGCAGGCAAGTTAACCCTTATTCAGACGGCAGCAGGAGAAGCGCAAGAAACTATCGGTAAGGGTCTAGTAGATGCCTTCTCGATCCTAGCGACCGATACGGGAAGCATCACAGAACTGACAGAAGCAATGAACAGCTTCGCAGAAGGCACAGCGACAGCCTTCCGTAACGTCGCCATCCTAGTCAGTAACCTCGATAAGTCTATGCAGGCTGCTTTTGGACTTGTCGGAGCCCTTGATAAAATTACAGGCAGTAACTTCGTCAAGATATTTGGCGGTGCCATTGGCTTACTTTCTACACAGGGCGGCGGTGCATTCAGTAGTTTTAGCGGCCCCGGCATGGGCGGATATCCTAGCTCTGCACTCGGCCCCGGCTACGTAGATCCTAATCAAGCTAAGCGCGATAAGTCCGAGCAGGAAGCGGCCAAGCGTAATAAAGAAATCTTAGCTTTACAGAAGAAAACCTTAGACACCCAGAAGAAGGCTAACGCTCTTACCAAGGCCGCTAAGACTATCGATCTGGATCGTATCAGCATGACTGCCGCCCTTCGTGGCAAGATCAGCGAGACCGATCGCCTATCGCTTAATCTTCAGCTAGCCTTGCTAGATAAGAATGAAGCGCAGGCTAATAAACTATCAGCAGAACTTGAAGCGGCAACCAAGCGCCAGAACGCTCTTAACGCAGCTCTGTTGGCTACCCCAGAAGCGCCGAACCCTTATCGTAATTGGAAAGTGCCTACTTTAGATTTCGGTGGCAATCTTCTCGGATCAGTCGTACCAAATTTTGTGCCACCTAGTTATGCAATGCCACCTACCTTTGGGCAACAGGGAGGCCTACCTGCGGGCGTAGTGGCTGGCGTCAATCCTGAGCCAGTAGTAAACGTCATAGTCACACTCGATAGCGGAGTAGTGACTAACGCTGTTTCTGAAGTACAAACTAATAACAATCTTTCAGGATCATTCACTTCTGTCGGCGGTCGAGGCGCGAACACAGCGAGATTTACCTAATGACGCTTCCTGCAACGATCTCGGTCTCCTTTGACTTTAGCCAAGGCGCTACGTTCGGATTTCCCTTTACTATCGGTGATCCAGTTAACGGCGTTATCGGTGTATCTCAATTCGCATCAAGTGAAGTACCTGAGCCCGTAATCGATCTCAGTCCACAGACTCGGCAGATTACTATTAGGCGCGGGCGCAATATCATGCGAGACACCTACGAATCTGGATCTTGCACAGTCCGAGTTATTGATGAGAACGGCGACTTTAACCCTCAGAATCCAGCCAGCCCTTACTTTGGGTTTCTAACTCCTCTTCGTAAGATCCGAGTAGCAGCTACTACTAACACTACTCAGGCCTTTCTCTTCTCTGGCTATGTCACGGACTATAAGTACACCTACCCACAGGGGCAAGAATTAGGTTATGTCGATATTACTTGCTCGGATGCATTCCGCTTATTTGCCATGGCTAACGTCTCAACGATTGCCGATTCAGGTAGTGGGCAGACTACAGGCACACGCATAGATAAGATTCTTGATGAGGTAGACTTTCCGTCTAGTATGCGCTTCATTGACGCAGGATCTACGACAGTCCAGGCAGACCCAGCCACTACTCGTACAAGCCTTTCAGCAATTCAGGTAGCAGAGTTTACAGAGCAGGGTGCATTCTTCGTCCGAGCAGATGGAGAAGTAGAATTTAAGGATCGTGCGAATGTAGTGGGCTCTCTAGCCCCAGCACCGATTGAATTTAATCAGACTACAGGGATCCCATATTCTGATCTTCGCTTCGCCTTCGATGACAAGCTCATCATCAACAGCGCTACTATGAAGCGAGTCGGTGGAACTACAGTCACCGCTAATAACTCCGATTCGATCGCTAAGTACTTTCCTCATGGCATGAACGTCGAGAACTTGATCGCCCAGACCGATGCTCAGGTGCAGGATATCGCTGACATCTATGTCGCTACTCGTGCAGAGACTACGATCCGCATCGATGCCATGACTGTCGATCTACTCGATCCTAACGTGCCTACAGATACGATGATCGGGCTTGAGTACTTTGATAACCTTGAGATCACTAACGTCCAGCCTGATTCGAGTACAATCGTCAAGACCTTACAAGCGCAGGGATTGGCGTGGGATATAACCCCTAATAGCATGAAGGTTACAGTAACAACACTTGAGCCTATAGTAGAAGGATTCATCATAGGATCCTCGACTTACGGTATAATCGGACAATCCATAATGGGATACTAGGAGAAAACAATGGCTACAGGCTTTCCAGCGACTACAGGCGACATCTTTACGGCGGCAGACTATAACGGCCTAGTAACCTTTGATGTCATTGCCGATAAGACCGACGACTACACAGTCGCTATTGTGGACTCCTATCAAGTCCTAGTGTCTATGAACAAGGGAACAGCCGTAGCGCTTAAGATCCCTACCAACGCTACAGCGGCTATTCCTGTCGGATCTGTTATAACTATTCTTAACAAAGGCGCTGGGCTCTGCACCATCTCGGCAGTTACTTCTGGCACTACTACAGTTCTCTCGGCTGGCTCAGTTCCAGCCTCTCCAACACTTGGACAAAATAAGACAGCGGCGTGCATCAAGACTGGCACGGATACTTGGTACATCGTAGGAGCCATTGCGTAATGCTTAATAATATTGTAGGCATCTATGGCCTAGGAGTTGCACCTAACTTTTCTTGCAATTATCTAGTAATTGCAGGCGGCGCGGGTGGCGGTGGATTCTTCGGTGGTGGTGGCGGTGCAGGTGGCTATCGATGTTCTATAACAGGAGAATCTTCAGGTGGCGGTGGTTCTGCAGAATCTTCTTTAACTTTGCTTCTATCCACGAATTACTCGGTAACAGTCGGTGCAGGCGGCGCAGCAGGTGCTGGTACTACTAGCAACACTTCCATAGGTACTAATGGATCGGATTCTATTTTCTCTACCATAACCTCTACAGGTGGCGGTGGCGGAGCTGGATTTAACGGCGCATCTTCTGGAAGCAATGGCAAGACTGGCGGTTCAGGTGGCGGTGCAGATGTCTATGCTGGTGCTAGCGGTACGGCGGGATCAGGAACAGCGAATCAAGGTTACGCTGGTGGCACATCTTTACAAACAGGTGGCGCTACGAGTTCAGGTGGCGGTGGCGGAGCTGGTGCAGTCGGAGTGACTGGAACTTCTGGACAGGGCGGCGCTGGTGGCGCTGGCGTTGCATCATCTATAACAGGTTCAAGTGTTACACGTGGCGGTGGTGGTGGCGGTGGCGTTTATGCCTCAGGCACATCTGGGGCAGGCGGTTCAGGCGGTGGTGGCGCAGGTGGCGCTACAAGTGCATCTTCTACTACTGGCTCAGCGGGAACCGAAAACACAGGTGGCGGTGGCGGTGGTGCTAGACACATTGAAGGATCAAACGTAACCGCAGGCGGTGCTGGCGGTTCAGGAGTAGTTATTTTAAGATACCCAGATACTTTAACAATCACTATCGGCGCTGGATTGACAGGTACGACCTCATCTCCGTCAGGTGGATTTAAGAGGACAACAATTACCGCTGGTACTGGTAACGTAAGCTGGGCGGCATAATGGCACACTACGCATTCTTAGATGATTCCAATATCGTCACAGAAGTTATTACTGGCATTGACGAAACAGAACTAATCGACGGCTTAGACACTGAAACTTGGTACAGCAATTGTCGAGGGCAAGT